TCAATCGTTTCAATTCATCTACACTTATATTCATATGCTTATCTTTGTAGTGAATAACTAAGCCACCTTTTCGGATAGCTTTGTCTATCTCATAATCTCTAACACTTGTGTATTTGCCTTGCCATAATTTAGTTACTGTTTTATTAATCATGTTTGCTCCATTGTTTAAAATAAAATTTGCTGTGTATTTACTTGTTCACCACTATCGTATTTTTTATTTTGACCTTTTGGATATGGTTGTATTTCATATTTTAAAGAATTGTGCAAAATTTTTTTTTCTTTTTTATCACCATTAAAATATATATATCTATGTTTTCTTGGTCTTTCCATTACATAAAATTTTTCTGGATTATTTTGCCTTTCCCTCAAAGAGTATTGTTCACATATAGTCTTGCTGTGTTTATTTGTATTTTTTTCTCGCCATTCAGTCCTTTTATCAGACAAGCCTGTATATATAAAATTAGTGGCTTGGTATACATATCCATTATGATTTGCAGAGCTATCAGCATAGCTTACAACTATTGATGGCTTTGGTAACATTTTCATAGATTTAGATATAAGAAAAGATGCTTCGTTTTTTTTATTATCTTGTAAACATAAACGATTTAATTCATAAACATACTCTGCATATTTTTTTCCACAAATACCAATGACCAAAGACCTTGAAGCTGGTATTCCATAAGTTATAATTCCAACTAAATTTTTATTTTCGTTAAATAAACCAAAAGAATAAACAATGCTTGGTATTCTCTTTGCATAATGTTTCTCAAGCAACCAAGAGTAAGTTTCTTTATTTTTTATCGGTAAAACTTTAAAATCTTTTAATTTTGTTGTCATAATTAACTTTCATAATTCATGTCTGGTATAAATACTCTCTTAGCTGAACTCCATCTCATTTTACAAGCTCCTATGCTGCCTTGTACATCTATCTCCCTTATCTTAGCAACTCTGATAAGAGTTGATTCATCTTCATAATCTCTAGTAACAATAATCCCAACATCACATTTATTGTTCCAATGGCTACTTCCCGACACATCATAGAGTGAATTGACCACAAACTGACCTTCGGCTGTTCTAGTTTGTTTTGTTGGGTGAGCCACCATCATAGTTATCATATTATGTTGTCTATTCCACCTTTTTATATCGGATATAAGAATAGAGATATGTTCAGTTTCATTCATGTTTGCTCTAGATGGATTAATCTCGTTATATGGGTCAGTAATCAGACAATCTATACCGAACTCTTGTCTGCATATTTCAGCTTTTTCCAAAATCCATGAAATCGTTGGGCTGTCGTCTGATTTATCAATAAAGTAGAAATGCTCATTAATAAAAGCCAATGCGTGATTTAATTCTTCTTCAGTTATTCTATTACTGAACATTTTATCAAATGGTTTTTCACAATATTTTTCTACCAACCTTGCAACATTTCGGCTTAATGAACTTTCTGGAGAATAAATACAGAACTTAAAATCATGTAGTCTTGCCAACTGTTGAGCTAAGTCCAAAGTAAAGCTAGATTTCCCAGAGTTCGGTGTACCAGTAATCAGCATAAAAGAAGGCTTAATAATTTTTAGTAAGGGATCAAGATTATCAAAGCCTGTTTCATATTGTTTTTGTGTTTTGCCTTCATACAAATCTTTAATATCTTTATATATATCTCGGCAAGTATAAATGCCATCTAAGTTTTTGCTCATTGTCTGCTCCAATTATTTTAGTTTTATCCAGCTAACCAATTCTTATTTTTTACTTTAACCTCTATCTTATCTTCCCACCTACCTTGATTAAGCCAAGTCGCACCATGCACAATAAAAGCTGTTTCAGTATTCTTTACACTTTCAGCATATCTTTCCATAGCACTAATCAATCTATCTTCGCTGACTTCTTTAGACTTTACCAAGTTATTATATATCTTCTGACATTTCTTTTTTGCAATCTTTCTCGGCACTTTTTCCCAGAACTTATCAAATTTTGATGTTATATGTTTATCTTGAGTATTGTGTGCCACTCTGTCACTAGCTAAGTGAATATTTGGCACTAACCCCATATTAAGTTTATAAACATTAAATCCATATGCACCATTTTTTTCTTTGCGTATAGATATAAAGTTTTGCTTTTCAAGTTCTTGTATATGTCTAACTACTGATCTTTTAGAACATTGACACAACTTTGCCAAATGTTCTTGGCTGGGATAGGCTTCGCCCTTTTCATTTGCATAATTGCAAATCATAAGCAAGATCAGCTTGGACAAACTGCTATCTGCCGTCTTTTTTACTCCCCAAGCTAATGCTTCAAAGCTCATTGATTGATCCCATAGAAATCATTTGGGCTAACTTTCCCATCAGTAAACTCATATATTTTTAGCATTTCTTCTTTTCTTGGAATAACATCATTATATTTCCATTTGGTAACTGTGGATTCGCATATATCTAATTTCCTAGCAAATCTCGCAATACTAAGCTGTTCTTCCTTTAAAAAATCGTTGAATGTCATTTATATCTCCTTTTTGCATTATTTTGGTATGGTAATATTACCATATATATAAAATAAATCAAAACAATAGTTGCATATACATTAATAATGTATATAATGATTAAGACTAAAAACTTAAATAGGAAAATAAAATGATAACAATAGTAAGAAAAAATGATAAACAGTTAGACCTAAAAGAAATGCAAAAAATAGTAGGTGGTCGTATTGAAAGACACCCAGAAAGAGTGCATATCAATAATTTAACATTTGAGGTCATTGTTAATGAAGAAGGCTTGATTGACAATCTACCAATAAATACAAAAATGAATGATTCTTTTGGTTTAACAATATTTGGCAACGCAATATTAATTGAAGGTGGTCTAAGATAAATTAACAGGGAGCTAGAAATAGCTCCCACATTTTATGGAGCAGACAATGAGCAAAAGTGTAGGAATAGTAGCAAAGGGCATTGTTCTTGATAATGTTATTGATGACATGATAAGAGAATTAACTGTTGTAAGTTCAATGGGTGCATTTGGCAAAGTTGTTAGTGCAGAAATAATCTGGAAAGATTATCAACATTATAGACCTTGCATTATCAATAGTTCTACACTTTACAAATACATTACATTCAAATTTCAAACGAAAGAATCTGTGATGATAAATTGGCATGAGTATAAGAACCAATTTGATGACAGAGCTATTCATGGATTTATTGATTATTGCATAATGCTTTTTACTAATGATCCATTAATGAAAACAATTCCAGAAATAGAACAGAAATATATAAGCAAGAAACTTGAAGAAAGAATCCAAAAACTTAATAGGAGTATACAATGAGCAAACCAGATATAGATGAAATGATGAAGAATGAGCATACTGACGATTTTAACACTATGCACTTGCATGATTTTGTAAATGCAAGGCTTGAAATCCAAAAAGCTGAAATACCGCAGAATGGACATAATAAACATCACAATTATAAATATACAGAATTAGAAGATATGATAAATGTTGTTGAGCCAATACTGTTAAAACATAATCTTATTTCTAATTTTACACAAGTGTATGATGAAGAAACATTAGAGGGAACAGTATCAGCTAGAATAAAATTTAGAATGAGAATAACTCATGCAATTAACAGACAATATTTTCAATCAGAAGTTTCTATTTATCATAACAGAGAAATAAAAAAAATTGGTGAACATATGACTTATGCTAGACGATATTTATATGAATCAATCTTGTTAATAAGAGGAACTCCAGATGTAGATTCTATTGATGACAGCAAGGGAGATTTCAAATGAACGAACTAGAGATATTAAAAAATATTCCAAAAAAAATACATGCGTCAAAACAAAGAAAAAAAATGGTTACTTGTTTGGTTACAGAAGTAGAGCATAGATATTTGAAAGGATTTTGCCAAAAGCATAATATAACCGTAAGTTCATTAATGCGTGAACTTACAATTAATTTTTTAACAAATATTGAGAAAAAAGAAAATGGATAAAGACGAAAGCTATCAAAATGTGCAAGAAGCACAAGAAGCACATGCAAGGGATTTAGAATTGCAACATCAAGAATATGTTACGATAGAAAAGATGGATAAATTTTTACAAACAGTTGATGACAATGCTAATGCAATATTAAATGTATCTATTGATATTCATAAAACTTTAAAATTTTTAAAAACTTATGTTGAAGAAAATAAAAACTTATATAGAGAAAATCATTATGAGTGTATAGAACGAA